CGCTTGTACCGACCAGTATGACTTACCGTCAGAAAGGTCGATTGTCGGCGTAGGCGACGACCGGTCAGCTTAGACCGGAACGTCTGATGCGGTTTTACCTCTCTTGTAATTAAGAGAGGTTCCTGAACTCTATCCACTCCCGTCTCTTGTTCTACAAGAGAAAGAAATGGTAAAGTTCGTCCAGAAACGCGATCACCACTGTAATCAATTGGTGGTGAAGCGTGTCCGCGGAGGGTGCACCAAAGATAAGGTTCATGACGTTTTTCCTCCTTAAGATCAGACACCAGTCTGAGATAAGGAAAACGAAATACGCCATGTCCCAAATGCTTGGGTCGCACAACGTCCTCACGCCCTTTCAAAAAATCGAAAGGGGATTTAAAGGACACTTTGATACCACTGTCATCAGGAAAGTTATCCGGCACAATTTTTGCTTTGCCGGTAACACTTGCCAATTCTGACAGTAAGTAATCAAGTGTAAACCGAATCTCATACTCAGACCAGCGCATCAACAACCCGTTGATGTACTTGTAGAGTATGGCCTCGTAGGTCGTTTTACCTACGGATGCCGATCCATTCCTCGGTTGGAATGGACGGACGTCCACCCCGCGGAAGTAATCACCTCCGCAGGACTCCCTGAAGTATCCGGTGTGGTATGATTTTTCAATGTTTACCACGAGACCGATTTCTGAAAACACATCAAGAATATGGCTATGAAGTATAACATTGTATATCATATCATCGCCATATACACTGATGGTCATCTTTCTTTTCCCGAAAGAATAGAAAGACGCTGCTTTCAGGATACTCAGGAAGACCAACGTTTGTAGAGGGAAGGTATACCCTATACCCATTGTGCAGAAAGTTTCACTTTCTACAACGGTACCATCGGGGAGATTGACAGTTCCGATTCTTGATTGGCGAAGTACTTCAAACCAATCTTGAGGGAAAAGTCGTTCAACAAGTGCAACAGATATAGAATCTGAAGCACTTGACAGGTCAGCTGTAGCGCACTTACCGTGCTTACTAGCATGACGCGCTAG